GATATCTGTTTAATTCCTGACATAATCTTTCCTTTATATCCTTTAAAGTTTTCTCTCTGAAGTGCCACACTTCTGCAATCCCCATATCTTTCAAATCTTGATCTCGACGAGCATCTCTTTTAGAGAGGTGACCAAAAGGCCCATTTAGAGTTGAGGGCGGGATAGATATAACTGAAACTTACTTGAGAGAGGCGTTAAACTTAGGGCTTATAACCAAGAGTGGTGCGTGGTATACCAGTGACTTTTTTGGGGATGAAACGATACAAGGTTTTGATAATCTTAGATTAGTAGCTGCTGCAAATCCTGATAGTATGGAGAAGTTGGTTAGTGCCATACAGACACGGGACTAAACAAGAGAAACTTCTAGAGAGGTGTATAGAAGAATTAGGTTTGCGTTATATTACACAAGCTAAATTTGGACAGTATGATGTAGACTTTCTTCTTACAGAACTTGATGTAGTAGTGGAAGCAGATGGGCCTTTTGGTCACCTCTCTAAAAGAGATGCTCGTCGAGATCAAGATTTGAAAGATATGGGGATTGCAGAAGTGTGGCACTTCAGAGAGAAAACTTTAAAGGATATAAAGGAAAGATTATGTCAGGAATTAAACAGATATCATAGAGGCTTCTTCCGTTAGAACGGATATAGCTTTTACGTCGCTCATAGAAGAAGGTTTAGAGGGGTCAACCTCTCCTCCACGGACAGAGGTGTTCTATCCGTCTACGCTAGGTAATAAATGTGACCGTTATATGTACATGGCATATAATGGGATGATTACAGGAAATGTTATAGCTCCTAGAATTCGTAGGATATTTGATGTGGGGAATGCTTTCGAAGAACGGTTTGAGAAGTATTTATCTAATGTAAAACTATTGGTAGATAGGGAGTTACCAATCAAACATGAGTCTCCTCCTATTTCGGGGCGTATAGACTTCATAGTGTTTCCCGATGATCCGGTTCCCGTGGAACTAAAAACTATAAAACAAGAAGAGTATAAAAAATTGAGGGGGCCAAAACCGGAACATTTATTGCAACTTCAACTGTATCTAAATATGGGTAACTTTAAATATGGATATGTGTTATACGAGAATAAAAATACACAGAATTGGAAATGCTTTAAATTACAGAAGGATGAGCAACTTTGGGCAGAGGTTCTGGACAGATGTAATAGAATAATAGCTATGTCGGAGCCTCCAGAAAAATGTGGTGGCAATAAGTGGTGTAGTTGTAGAGAGGTAGAAGTATGAAAAAACGTTGGAGTTATGCTAATTCAATAAATTTAGCAGAAAATTACTTAGGAAGTGTGGGTCTTCCTACGTTTGCTATATCTCTCGATAAACCTGATGCCGATCTTAAGTTTTCTGATGTTATACATGCCACGGTAACTAAATTGGAAGAGTATTTGGTTATTTATGGGGGATATAAAAGTTTGTTAGAACAGCATGTAGCAGATATAGAAGCTCGTAAGGGGGCTATGGAAGCCCAGTTTGATGAAGCGTACAGTATAGCTATGTATCAGATAGCTGAGGAATACGTAGGTAAGGGAGAACGTAAACCCACGAAAGAACAATTACGAGGAGAGATAATGTTAACTAAAACATCTCTTGTCACGCTTAGACAAGATATAATAGATGCAACTGCGGTGTATATCAGATTGTTAGGGCAACTCAAATTGTATACTTCTGCATTTGCGACAGTCTCTAGGATAGTATCCCTTAGAACTCAAGCTTATAAGGATTCAGAATGATAGCAGGATTTGATTGTTCTTCAAAAGCCATACATCTTTCTCTTCTAGATGAGGATGAGAATTTAGTAGGCTTAGAAAAATTTGAAAGCAAGGATAAGGATTATGAAATTAGATTTTATGAAATACTCGACAAGTTTGAAGCTTATACTGGTATAATAGATATAAGCACAGCAGCGATAGAGTCCGCTATATACATACAAAATGCGAAGGCCACAATAGCCATAGCTTCGGTGGTAGCGGGAATAAAACTACAATTGCATAGGTCAGGTACTCCATTTGCTTCTGTGGATAATAGAAGATGGAAAAAAGTAATTATTGGAAAGGGAAATGCTTCTAAAAGTGAGATAATGGATTTTTCCATTTCTCAATGGGGAGATTTATTTCCAGAGCAGGATTATGCAGATGCTGCTTGTATAGCATTGTGGAGGAAAAGAGATGGCAGATAAATTTAAGATGTATGTTTCTAGGGCTGGTTCTAAAGAAGAAGAGCCTGTGGTATATGAAGATAGGTTACCAGAAGGAACTACGCCAGAAGATTTAAAAGAAAAGCATGGGGTAGTTATCTGGTGTAAATACTATGCCTGTGTCCATAATAAACAATTTGACGATACCCAAAGAACTACAGGAACGCTACGGAAGAATGATTCATGGAAACCGATTGTTGAAAGAGAGAATGTTTGGAATGGTCTTTGCACCAGAGATGAGATTGGGATAGATTTTCAAGCGTTCTTTTCTAACGGAGCTAAATTTAAAGTACCTGCCTGTTACAATGCGGCTACTGGTGAAACAGGATACATGGACTTTAGTAAATTACTACAATCCGATGGGTCACCTTATGGTGGTAGCATAGAGTCACAAAATACTGAACATGCAGGGTATTAATAGGAGTCGTAATGCCTAAAAATATACCCGTTGCAGTACGCTTAAAAGGAATGGAATTATATCTAGCTAATAGTATGAGCGCACGAGAGATTGCTGAACATCTTACAGTGAATTATAGTATTGGTGTAAGACCCCCAACTATATATGCGTGGGCTAAAAAATATGATTGGGATTCCAAACGTAATCAAGTTGCTATTCAAGCTGATGATAAGATAGTAGCTACTGAAGCTAGCAGAGTTTTTGAGTTACAAGATGAACAACTAAAGATTTATCAGGATATACGAGAAAAGGCTTCTAATGAGTTAGGTAATTTAACTTTTACTAGGGCTTTAGATGCAGTGAAAGCCGCAGACGTAGGTATACAAGGTGAGCGTAGAGTTTTAGAGGGGCTAATAAATTTACAATTTGTGCAGGAAGTAATGAGAGTGTTGGTAGATGAGATTGATGACGCAGACCTGTTAGCTAGATTAGCGGGGAAATTAAAATTATTAGTGTCCACAGAGGAGCAGAATGCCGCAAGAAGTAGTAACTCTTAAAGAAGCGTTCGGACTCCTCTCTACAGGGATAAGAAATAGCGAGAAAGTAGCTATAGGTTCGTTCTGGGAATTTGTCCGGGATGTTTGGGGTTTGAGTTTCCAACGTCCTGAGTTGTTTCGTGCTTGGCATGTTAAATTTTTATGCGAAGAATTAGAAGCGACGGTTAAAGAGAAGAAAAATTATACTGCGGTACTACCTCGTGCTCACTTTAAGAGTACTATTTTAGGACATGCCTTTGCTATATGGACATTATTAAAGGCTAAAACTGATACTAGAATTTTATATTTATCTTATAGTGATACTATGGCTAAGTATCATATGAGCGAAATAAATAAAGAGGTGGCACGGAACCCCCTCATAACTAAGTGGATAAGGAATGAGGCTCCTAAAGCTGATTACACATTTCGATATCGGAATAATAACAATGGTAGTTCTTTAGAAATAGCGCACGGTGGACTGTTCTCCTTTAAAAGAGGTATGCATGTTAATGGTGCGTTGATAGCCGATGACATTCTAAAAGACCCTGAAAACCCTCTTAACCTTTCGCAGATTGTTAAAATTGAAGAACATTTTATGACAGAATCTATGTTCATACCTAACCAAGGTGTACCAGTTGTAGTGATGGGTACTCCCATGCTACCCGGAGATATTTTAGCAAAGCTTGAAACAGATACTCGATTCAGATATAGGAAGCTTCCTGCATTTGATCCCGTGCCGGGAAGAAGAGTGTTGATGCCAGAATTGTATAGTGAAGAGTGGCTTCTGGAACAACAGAAAGCGAAACCAAAATCGTTTGCGTCAGAATTTTTGTTGAAGCCTTTCTTGAGTCAGGAATCGTATTTTTCTGAAGAAGATATTGCTAAAGTAATAGACTATAGTTTAAGAAACTATCCCGCTAATCATAAACATGTATTTGAAGAAAGTGAGCAAATTTTTGCTGGGTTTGACGTAGGTAAAAAGAGACATCCTTCCCACCTAGTAATTTTTAAAAAGAGTGGGGATAATTTAAAACAAATACACCAGACATGGTTAGATGGATGGGATTACAGTCAACAAATAGAGTTTTTAAATGAGATTGCCGAAAATTTTAATATTACCAAGGGATATATAGATAACACACGAGGAGAGTTGGAAGATAGAGGTCTAAATACTAAGTGGTGGCCCATGCACTTCACGGTAAAAAGTAAAAATACTATGGCACAGATTTTTGAAACCTATGTGAATGAGGGGAATATGAAGTTGCTGGCTGATGAGAGGCAGACTTCTCAAATACTTTCTGTAAGTAATGAACTCAAAGCCCCGGACACTCCTATGGGTCATGGAGATGCCTTCTTTTCTATAGCTATGGCGTTGCAAGCAGCTTATGAATCTTCTCAGTATTTGATTCAAACTGTAGGAAATGTACAAGAGATTTTGAATGATTTAGAAACTGCTTCAAATGATGCTGAAAAGACTCCCGCACAAGCTATACAAGAGAAACTTTTAGGGTATAATGATAGTATACCCAGAAATGATCCTGCCCCTAGACCGCTGAATCCTGATTGCGAGGATGCAAAGTGTGGCCCAAATGTGTGGATTTTAGATCGGGGTCTTTGTTTATATTGTGGATTTAGAAAGTTAAAATCAGGGGGTAATACATGGGCATTCTCGCACCTCAAGCCGAAACAATAGCGCGGAAACGATATTATTTAAAGAACGATAAAGAAGAAATTATAGAAAATGCAGATCAGATGTTTAAACGGGTTGCTGATGAGGTGTCCAAAGTAGAAACTAGATACGGAAAACTTCCTGTAGAAGCTGAACTTTCTTCCAATGATTTTTATGCAATGATGGCTGCTTTGGATTTTATGCCGAATTCCCCCACCCTCATGAATGCGGGGACAAATCAGGGAACGTTATCAGCCTGTTTTGTGCTTCCTCTCGAAGATACCATGGAAGGTATTATGAAAGCTTCTCATGATACGGCTATGGTGCAGAAATTCGGTGGAGGCACCGGGTTCTCTCTTTCAAAGTTGCGTCCTAAAGGAGACAGAATTAAGACTACGCATGGAGTTGCTTGTGGGCCTATCGAAGTTCTAAAGACCCTATCTCGTGTTTCGTCTATGATTACTCAGGGCGGCAAGCGTGACGGTGCGAACATGGCAATCATGGATGTGCACCATCCCGATATTCTTGAGTTTATTAATTGTAAAGCCGTTGAAGGAGATATACATAACTTTAATATTTCTGTGGGAGTAACAGATGAGTTTATGAACTCTGTTAAGGGTGGTACTCACTATTCCTTAATAAATCCCCGCAATAACGAAATCGTAGGAGAGCTTGATGCTAGGGAAGTGTTTAGTAAAATGGTGTACGGTGCTTGGCGTAATGGAGAACCCGGCATGGTATTTTTAGATACTATAAATACTGATAATCATGTGATTTCGAAGTATGGTCGTATAATTGCTACCAATCCTTGTGGGGAGCAACCTCTATTAGGTAATGAATCATGTAATTTGGGGTCGATAAATCTAGCTAACTTCGTTAAGTCTACAGCACGTTCTAGTTCCCCAGAACCATCCTTAGATTGGAAAACTACTATGGATTGGTTTAAGCTAGATAAAACAGTACGTATGGCAGTCAGGTTTTTAGACAATGTAATTGATGCTAATTATTATGCAACACCAGAGATTGAGGAAATGACAAAATCTACTCGAAAGATTGGGTTAGGTATTATGGGGTTTGCAGATTTGTTGATCCAATTACGGGTTGGATATAATACAGATTTAGGTAGATATATAGGTAATCATATTATGGGGTTTGTACGAGATATTGCAGATAATGAGTCGATGAGACTAGCTACAGCTAGGGGTGTTTTTCCTGCTTGGGATGAAAGTGACTATGCTGCAACAGATAGAAAATACAGAAATGCTTGCCGTCTTACTGTAGCTCCCACAGGGACTATTTCTATGTTGGCAAATACTTCTAGTAGTATAGAGCCAACGTTTGCATTGGCATGGAAGAAAATGAATATACTTGGAGGCGAAACACTTCATTATGTAAATAAATATTTTGAGCAGGATGCAAAAGAGCATAATTTTTATTCGCAAGAATTAATGGAGTATATTTCGGGAGGGGGGTCTATACAAAATAGAGATGATGTGCCCGAATGGATAAAAAGAATATACGTTACGGCGGGGGATATTTCTCCCGAAGCTCATGTACTTATGCAAGCAGCATTCCAACAGTATTGCGATTCTGGAATATCCAAAACAATTAATTTTTCAAATGATGCAAATATAGAAGATGTATATACTGCTTATATGCTTGCATGGGAAAAGAAATGTAAGGGTATTACAGTATATAGGGCGGGGAGTAGAGAAAAGGAAGTGTTGGTAAAATCAGATACGTCTGTAGTCATCACAGATACTTTACAGCTAGATTTTTTGAATCTTGTACAAGACCCTGTACTCGTAGCAAGTGACGAATGTTGTGAGAATCCGTTTCAAGTAGAAGAAAGTGGTTGCGTAACTTGTAAGTCGTGTGGCTGGTCTAAATGTGTTATTGCATAAAATCAGGTAGTTCTAGTATAATAAGAAGAGACAAGAGTAAGGAGTAAGCAGTATGGCTATAGGTAATATGTTACGTGAGCGTGGAGAGCAATATGTAGCTAATCAAGATGAGACGGGAACTTGGCGTGTGCTGGACACATGGCACGATGCATTGAAGGTTCTGGAACCTGATGAAGATGTGCCTGATACTAGTCCTGCGGTAAATGTCCTTAAAGAAGGTGAGTTTCT